TTCTGGATGACGAAGGTGCTTGTTTGGCATGTGTGTGTCTCGAATACCTCTGTATTATAATCCATTTCAGAGGGTTGTGTGCCAGTAGTGTGCCAGTTTCTATACTGTCCTAATAGATCTTACCAAATGGACCGTATCCTGTTCCATAAGGACCAGCAGTTCTACCTTGCTTTGCAGCAATATAGATCAAGTCAGTACAAAACTTATTAACCTTATCCTTTTTCCCAGTCTTACCCAACCCCTCAACAATAGCATGTATAAAATTAATTTCTTGGAGTTTCATATTAGCTATCCAAGGTTGTGCATCCTCATGGAATACTATCTCTAAATTTTCCACCCCTTCTTCCACAGTAACCTTACCATATTCAACATTACTTGGACCCATTATTCTTTGAATGTCTTTAAGTTTTTTAGTATATTCTTCCTTCTTTTTTTCATCAAACTTCTCTTGAGTTAAAGGGTAATCATCTGCTTTCTCAGGGAACTTTGTTTTTATATCATATGATTTCATAAGATCAAAAATATATTCTCGTGTTGCCTTACCCATACGAGCACTACCTTTACCAACTTCAGTTGGTTCAAACTTTAAATTAGATTTTCTTGAAGTAGTATTACCTTTAATCTGTACCTTGTATTCTATATTCTCATAGTTATCTTTAATAACCATCCATGCATCTTGAGTTTCAGCAGTATCAAAACCTAACTTACCTCTACCCTTTGCTATCATCTTCTCATCAATAGGTTTAGTTCCTAGTTTACATGTAATTGATTTCAATTCCATCGTAGTTGATTCTAACTTTTTAAAGTATGCATTACTTACATTAACTTCTTTCCAAGTTGCTTTATAGTTACCAATCTTCTTCAAAGAAATTCCTATTATTTGTTTAGTACGAAACAGTGCTCTAAAGATTTTATTAAATTCATTTAAGTTAGCTATGATCGTAGCCTTATTTTTCTTATCACTCTTTGTACATTCTATTATCTTTCTCTTCCATTTTTTCTCATCTCTTATCAACCATATATCTGCAGGGTTCCAGTTATCTTTTGTACCTATTTTAAATTCATCTTTAAGATAACCTTCTATCCATTCCATAAAGGTTTCACCACTGTTACTACCAGGTAAAATATATTTTGTACCATCTTTTATATTACCATCACGTGTAAACTCTGTGATGTTTGGTCTTCCTATATTTCTTAAGAGAACTTTCTGTTGTTTATGAAAGCTTTCTAACCAAGGATCATCTGCATTATCATTCCATTCAACACCACCAACTTTTTTCCATACCTTTGTTATCTCTCCAAAAGTATCTTTATCCTTTTTGATATGTTCCCACTTCTGCCATCCTTTATTGTCCTGAATAGCTCTTTTAAATACCCATGCAGAACCCAACTCTTGCATTCTAGTTAAAGTTGATTCAGGAACATCCTTACTAGTTCTTGTCTTTGGCACTTATCTACACAGGAAGGTCTGGACTATTTATTCTTAGCAGCGTCCTGTATTTGTTTAAACCTATTATACAACTCACTACATTTAGGTTCACCAGAATTCTTACGACACTTCCAAAGTGCTAAAACAATGTAATCAAAGTCTTCATCAGTTAACCAAATAGGCATACTATACTTCTTTGGTTTATCGATCCTAGACTCTGACCATGCTTCTTCTATTGCGTCTGTCATATTTTTCTAAACCCCTGTAGTAATGGATCTTCTTTGTCAGTATCACCAGAATACCAACCAGTATTTACAGTTGAATCTGATGTACCATACTCACCTACAGGAATAAAATTCATAGCAAGTGAATACCTTGGTTTAGTTCCCTTATGTTCATTAACTTTATGCTTCAAGTAACTTGGAAACAAAACAAGCATATTTTTTTGTGGAGACAACCTCCAAGAAGATGAATTATTTAAATTGTAATCTACTGGTTCAAGATAAAAATCAGAATGGTATTCTAATGGAGTCATAAACTCTATCTCACCAGCATCTTCTTCGTAATCGTCATAATAATAAACACCACTAAAGAAACTATTCTTATGGAAGTGGTGCTGTGACTGTCCTCCTTCTCCTGGTTCTGTAATAGTTAACCAAGAAGTACTAATCATAAACTCATGATCAAGTGCATAAAATTCTTTAGCTAACTTATTAAACTTATCTAAGAATACATCTCTAAGTATAGGATACTTTTCAAGGATCCTATAATTTTCATCAGGTCTTTTCATATCCTGATTAGCAGAATAAATCCAACTCTTATCTTGCAACAAAGCATCAGTATCATAATCAACATATAGTTGAAATACATGAGATGCGAATAATGGTAAGAATCTATCTTGTTGTTCAGGCATGAGGATCGTACCTGTTAATAACTGAATATACTATTACTAGAACAATAAGTCCAATACAAATGATAGGTAAAACTAAATGCATTAGCGATCTCCTGCTGAACGGTTTTCAGATTGTCCTATATTAAAACTACCACCAGGATATCTCTTCTCCAACTTCTTAATGTTACCTTTGATAACATCATCAAAGTCAATCTCTAATGCCATACATGCTTGTGCAACATACCATAGTACATCACCCAATTCTATAATAAGATGCTCTCTGTTATCTTCATTCCATGGCTTGCCTTGGAATACCATCTTCTTTACTATCTCTGTAAACTCACCACCTTCAGCAGAGATACCAACTGCAGCAGTTAAAAGACGTTCTATGTTAGCACCTTGTCTATCAAGCTCACCCATACGGTCAGCTAGTGCAACAAAGTCTTTAGAACTGTCAGATGTAACAGCATCAACAAACTCTTCGTAGCGTTTAAAATCAATCATACTTTAGTTCTGCAAAGGATTTTTTACCCTGTACTTTTTTAACGACTTGCTCTTCAGCACCAGCATCAACCAGATCTTTCTGAGCGTCATCGACATCATACAGCCTCATCTTAGATCTGTCAATACCTACGACAAATCTTTTGTTTAGAGTAGGGTCATAGTATCTATTCTTCAACTGCTTGACCATTATTTGATTTTGATCTTCGAGCTCCTCAGTAGATATGAGAGCGAACATAAGGTCAGCAGTAGCAGGGAGTCCGAAAGACTCTGACGTGTCAGTAAGGTCAACATCGCTAGACCCGAAACCAGCACGAGTAGTTTGAGTAGCCGAAACAATTGGTACGTTAGATTCGACAGCCAATCCTCTAAGTTCTTCTGCAATCGCTTTAACATAAGTATACGAATTAACAATGGATCCTTTATACCTTTGTGAGGCACATATATTTAAATAATCAATGAATATTATATCTGGTTTAATACTTCTCTTCAATGCCAACTCTTGTAACAATGATTTAAAGTGACCTACATGTGCTGATGCAGTAGGATACTCTTTAATGATTAACTTACCTTGGGTCTTCTTCATCAACTTATTAATCTTGTTCTCATACATTACATGAGGTAACTCAGGTAACTTTTGAATAGGAACATTCAAAAGATTAGCATCAATTCTTTCAGCAATTTTCTCTTCAGCCATCTCAAGCGTGATGTATAGTACGTTCTTCCCTTGGAGTAACACACTGCTTGCGACATGACACATAAACAAAGACTTACCAACACCAGTGCCAGCGAGAGCAATATTGAGTGTTTTATTTGGAATCCCACCTTTTGTAATACGGTTAAAAAATTCCAAATCAAACGGAATCTTGTCCTCTTTCTTATGGTAAAAGTCAAATCGTTCTTGGTAGTTCTGTAAGTAGTCATGACCTACATGTTGATCGAATGATACACCTAATGCATCACTTAGTATTTGTGGAATAGCTCCCTTATCTCTCTTCTCATCCTGACCGTCAGCGATCTTGACACTCTCCATAAGCGAGAGATAAATCGCTCTCTCCTGACACCACTTCTCTGTCGTGTCAACGATCCATTCAAAGTCTGTTTCCTCCTTTGATAACGCACTCAGTACCTCCGTAACATCTTTAAACTGATCTTCAGATAGATCAGTACGTTCTTGGCATTCAATTCCTAAAGCATTCAAAGAAGGTAACGCATTATAGTTACCAACATACTCATGTATCTCCAAGAAGATTATTTTATTAGTCTTCGTAGTAAAATAATCTGACTTAAGGAAAGGTATTACCTTACGAGTATACTTTTCATTGTAAATTAAATTACTAAGGATAGTAACTTCTAAATTCATTCTAAGTAGTGGAGATAAGATCCGATAATGTATTTGTCGTTTGACCTTACAGGAAGACCTGCATGTCTGTACTGCCAGTTGGCAGGGAACACAAGTATTCTACCTTGTTTTGGTTGAATTGAAAAGTCTAATCTAGGAAAATTTGTTTCTCCACCTTCTTCAACAGTATTTAAGTATGCAAAAATGACAACAAAACGACGTGCAGAACCATAATCCTGTACATCTACATGATCTTTAAACTGATCATATTCATTAGCCTCATACCGTTTCAAACGATACTCCTCAAACGTATACTTAGTAGGAAAATCCTTAGCAACATCTAAGTCTTGCATATAAAGTTCAACAGCATCTATAAAAGTTTCTGTTA